AAGAAATCTAATAGGAAAGGCAAGCGCTTCGTCCTTATAATGCCGGAAGATAAAATGAGCCACCACTTCGGAAGCGAAACCGGTAAAACTTATATTGACGGACGAACAGACAAAGAAAAAGAATATTATTATTAATATTATTAATAATATGATGTAGTAAAAGAATGCAATTTTTATTTTATAATATTTCAATTTTTTGCATTATATTATAGACTGGGGGCACTTTTAATAACATCAATAATTTTTTTATTAAATTCCTGACATTTCATATTTTTTTTTATTTTTTTAAAAATTTCTATTTTTAGAAACACGAAAAAATTAATTAAAAATTTCCTTTTATGGAAAGTGATTTGACCCGATATATTGCCTTTTATATTCAGAACTCCAACGACCAAATATAGCACACGCAAACACCAACGACCAAATATAGATAATCAACTTTGCATTATACTATAAATAGATAATCAACTTTGAGAGATTGTAGAAATAGCTATTGCAGTTACAATATAAATTTAACTTTTCATAAATTAAAATAAGTATTGTAATTAAATTAAATTTAATTTATTAATTAATTAAAATAAATAATTAATTAAAAAATAAAAAATAAAAAAAATTATCAAAAATCGCAAATTTTTATTTAAAATCATTCATTATTGTGATTTGATTTAATTTCTTTATTTTGCATTAATTTTTCATGCTTATCTGTCTTCTTGTGTCTAGCAATAGAATCTCTACGCACCACACACCCGCACTCACATAATATTTTTTCTTTACGTTGTTCTTTATATTTTTCTTTATTTTTTTCATAATATTCTTTTTTTTGTTCTTTCAATTTTTCTTTATTGTCTTCATTATATTTTTTATTATATTCTTTGCTGTATTCTTTTTTTTGTTCTTTATTTTTTTCATAGTATTCTTTTTTTTGTTCTTTAATTTTTTCTTTATTGTTTTCACGATATTCTTTATATTTTTCTTTATTATATTCATTATATTTTTTTTGATATTCTTTCCTTTTTTCTTTATTGTTTTCATAATATGTTTTATTTTTTTGTATTATTTCTTCTTTATTGTCATCTCTATATTCTTCTCTAGTTCTTGTAGGTATTTTTTTATTTAATTTGGATTTATAAAGTTCAATATAATACCTTTCTCTTTTTTCTAGTTCTAACTGACTATTACACGGATAATACTCAATCAATACCATGCTCCAATTATCCCACCCACCATTATCCCTAATAAATTTACATTTGGGAAAATAATACTCTTTACCATTAACATTATTGCAACTGCTTTTATGACGTTGTTTTCTATGTTTAAAACTCGTTGTAGACCCAATATACTCTTCTTTTATTTCTGGATCATTACAAGCCAGTTTATAAATAAGACCATTCTTGTAGTTGATTGGTTTTCTAGGCATAATACTATTTAATACCATATAATCTTTATATTGTTTTTACTAATTCTTTTTCTTCTTTTTCTTATCATCTTTATCATCTGCTACTAAATCTATTATATCATCATCATCTAATACTTGGTATATAGACTGAAAATACTAGCGATTTCGCAGATTGTACTTCTTTAGTTTCACGGGCGATTTACCTTTCGGTTTCACGGGCGATTTAGCTTTCGGTTTTATCGGCGTTTTAGCTTTCGCTTTCTTGGCGGCTTTTCCTTTACCCTTACATTTACCTTTTTTGTTTTTAGGCCCGTCTGCATGCGCATTTTTCACGTTTGTATCAATTTTTATATTAAATTGTTTGTCGATTTTATCTTCGACCTCGTCACCAAAACTTTTATCTAGATCCGCTTCATCATACCCGGCATCTACCACCTCATATTGGCCTTGCATTGTGGTGCTGTGTGCCATCTGAATAGCTATTTCCTTTTTTTTGTTGGCGTTTAAATGTTTTTTTAAAATATAAGTAATGTAACTATGCCGCAATAGATTCGCGCTGACCCTCTTACCTACAACTATTTCGAATGTGTCGCTAATAAACGTAGAAAAACTAGAGCCATAACCCTTATTCTTTTTATTCACAAATAAAAATTCACTTGTTTCTAAATCATTCTCTTCTTGCTCATAATCTATATAACCCTTCAATGCATCTGCTAATGCCCCTTTGACCTTGGCCGTTTGTTTACCAAAAACGGATTTTGTTTTATAATTATAAAATATTAGCTCTTCTGGTACACCTTTATTATCTACTATAAGATAATTAAAATCTCTATCTAAATCACGGATGTATTTTGCATTTGCATTTTTATCTGCCTTGAATATGACCTTCATTAGGGCATAGTCTTTAACTCTACGTGGAGGTATTTCGGTATACAATGAAACCAACGCTTTATCCTTGGGGTCAATGTTCTTTTTATTTTTTATTTTCTTTTCAATGTCCTCCCAGTCCATGTAGTTTTTAGCTTGTGATTCGGATAGCTTGTTCTCTCCAATTTGTTTTGATATCTTATTCTTTGCTACATCCGTACTATAAGTGCTGTATATGTTGTATTCCTTTCGATATGCAGCTAGATTCCTTAAAACACTTGCTATCACTGACCTTTTCGAATTTCTGGTGGTTTCTTTTTTGTATATCGGAAACGTGTCTATAAATGTTAATACTTTATCTGTATCACGAAGCCAATTGAAGTCACTACAGTCTAGCTCATCGCCCCCTGAATAATATCTATAGAAAGTCTTTAAGACCTGTATATTGCTTTCTATTACTTTATCTGTAGGAACCCTACCAGTTGGGTTCAATTCTCTAGTTTCGTGCTCTGCCTTTTTAATTCTGTCTTCTAAGTCATCACAATTTTTTACAGATTTTATCATTGTTGCTTTCGATGGCATAGCCAACATAACCTCATTGATTGCTGGTAGATCTTTTACTTTTGCTTTTGTTTTTATGAAATCCTTCAATGCATCTAATGTTTTCACAAATTCATCTACATCTTTTTTTGGGAGATGTTTGTGCAAAGGCTCATTTGATTCATTTGGTGTTTGCAATAGCTTCTTTTTTGCTCGGTGTCGCTGTTGATTTATTCTATTTAATCTCCTTCTCCTGTCTTCTTTAGATTCTCCTTCAATTTTTGCTAAATGATTGTCATCGGTCATCTTTTTATATATAATGTATTGAGAAAAAAACTTTAAATAGTATTTCCATAAATATGTATTATATTAGTAAAAACAACTTAAATATATTATCTCAACATTATATAAGACATATGCCAGCTGTAAATGGACAATATGAAAGTCAAGAAGAAATGCTTGCAGCCAGAAAATATAACAACAACAAACGACATAAAATTACCTATTGGAGAAAGAAATACAAAGTCAATGTCACAAGCGAACAATATGAAACATTCTCTAAACACGTTACAATCATTAAGAAAGCGCTTCCAATTATTGAATTCATTAAGCAATTAGAAATGATTGAAACTGAAGAAGAAAGGACCACTACATTGCAAGAGATTGTTGAGAGTTGTCCATAAATATTTAGGGATTTATATTTAGGAATATTTATTATAATAAAGAATTAATGTAAAAATAAAAATGTATTGTTATATTAATTATGTATTCTCTCAACGGAAGAAATATTGATGCTGATATGATTAACCAAATAATAGAGTTGAATTCATATTGCAAACTTATTCACGGATGTGAACTTAATCAAGTTATTGTTAATAATGGTGATCTATGCAATTTAACAGAATCGAATATCAAAATAAAGGATAATTTTGTTAGACAGAATATTGAATGTTTACTAGTATAAAAAAATAATTACATATTTAGGAATTTAGTAATTTTTTTGTATTTAGGAACTTTATTAATTATATTTTACACGAAATATAATTAATTATCATTAGAGATTTACAAATCATTTAGTTATTTTTGCAAAAAATTGAAATACCATTCTTCTTTATTTTGGTAAATACATTTAGGGAAAAAATACTTAAAGAGAAATTTTTATCTTACAGTATATTACGATGACTAACTTTAGAACTAACTACGACAACGATGCAGAAATCATTAACTCTCTACCACATAAACACATCTTAGTTGGTGTAAAAGATGGTGAAAAAATAGTGAAAGGCAACACTAAAGGTGCTGAATGGGATTTACAAAAAGCTACAACTAAATTACCTTATTTTCAGAAAATTATGGGTGATTATGAATGGTCTATAATGCTTTCTGTTAATTTAGAAAATAGTGGTGTATTCTGCCTTGACATAGATGCAAAAGAAATTGATGGCGAAACTGATTATTTCCAGCAACTAGAGGACGAATTTTCTATATTTGAATATTGCATTTATTCTAGAGGCACAACAAAGGGCTATCATTGCTTCTTTGTAGAAAATGAAGAAGTTAAAGGCAAAATTGGTAAAAAAAGCGTAAAAATAAATGAAAAATATCAGATTGATTTAATAACTGATCACATATGGATGAAGATAGATGAAGAATTCGAAAAGGGCTTTTGTGAAGATTACAGCATAGAAGAGTTTAAAGAAGTATTTACTGATAAGCCTTTTAATTCTAATGATACACCAGAACAAACTGCTGTGCAAGGCGAACAATCATTTACAGCTGAAGCACAAACAACTATCAGTGAAGTTATAAATGATGTATTAGGTAGAACATCTAAATGGGTTTTAGAAGATAAGAATAAATTTGTTGACCACATCAATAATCATTGCACTGTTGACCACCTACATCACCACGATAGCGATTCACATTCGTGTGTTTTTGTTAATGTTGTAGATGATAAGGTTTTCCTTGTAGCTCAATGCTTCAGTCACGGAAAAACAACTTTAAAATTAAATAGGCAGCAAATAAATAAACTCAAGGTGTCAATGGGTTTCGAAATAGAAGAAGCAGTTGAAGATGAGGAAGTCGTCATGAAATTAGAGAAACTGTACAGATTAAATTCTGAAATCGAAATGCCGGATGAATTGAAAATCAAACTTGACATGTATGATAAAGTAAATAAAGCGGAACAAAAAACCATAGACAAACTTCATATGGAGTTTAAAAAACAATGTTTCGACGACGAAATAAAAAAAAAAGCTAATTATTTTGAAAAATTCCATTTTAAAGTGATGAGTCCCCCTTGCTTTGGTAGAAAATCATACAATAAAACATCATTAGTTAGTGCTTCAGAACTTGAACTGCAATATGAGAATGTAAAAGTCCAAGGCAAAACAAAGTTCACACAAATTTGGAGGGAGCTAGTAGAAATAAGGACATTTGAAAATGTAGATTTCTTACCTAACCCTTTGCCATGTCCAGAATACACATTTAACACATTTAATGGACTACGCGCTGAGCGTTTGTCTTCTTGTGAAGCCAAGGACATAGACTTGTTTTTGAATCACATCAAAATATTAACTGGTAATCATGAAGCAGGAACCCAATACCTAATAAATTATTTAGCTCATGCTGTTCAGAAACCAGGAGAACTACCAAGGGTTGGATTGGTGTTTCAGAGTGATCAAGGAACAGGGAAAAATGTGTTCTTTGAAAATTTTGTGAAATATTTGCTTGGTAATGACTATTTGTTGCAAACGGCTGAAATGGATAAAGTAATTGGGCGATTTTCAATGATTAACAATAAATTATTTGTTATTATGGACGAAACAAGTGGTAAAGACAGTTTCACAAACAGTGATAAAATAAAAAACATCATCACAGCTGAACAAGTGGCATGGGAAAGAAAAGGAATTGATGGTATCAAAATAAACAATTGTGGTCGGTATTTGTTTTTCAGCAACAACGATACTCCAGTAAAAATTGAATCATCTGACAGGAGGTTTGTTGTATTCAAATGTTCTAATGATAGACAAAATGACACTACTTATTTCGCACAGATGGTGAAACTGTTCAAGGATGATGATGTCATTAAAACTTTATATAGCTACTTGATGAACATCGACATTTCAAATTGGGATAGTGTTCTTCATAGACCAATTACAGAAGCTTATCAAGACATACAATCTGCAAACATACCACCAATGGCAAAATGGTTAGAAGAAAAATATTATGATTTCAATCACACTATTTCCATGTCTACTCATTCTGAAGATGAATTATTAGAACTACAAGAAATGCAATCAAAAGAATTGTATACAGAATACAAGCAATGGTTAGATTCTAATGGATTTAAAAAAATGGAATACAATACAACTAAATTTGGCAGAGAAATTGGTAAGTATGATGGAATTTGTAAAAAGAGGAAGACATCAGGTATTCATTATGCAATCAATTATGAAGATTTGAAAACATTCTTGATAAAAAAGAAATATATGGAATGTATGGTTGAAGAATAAATACATGGTTTTTCGTCCATTATTTTTGAACTATACATTGATTTTATTCAATATAAAAATACTAATTTTTATCATTTTATCACCTTATATGGTCTTGTTATTTTATTTTATGTTTAATATATGAAATAAAATGTGTATAGTATGTATAGTATGTATAGTTTTTGAAGCTTCGCTGAGAAATTTTGAAGAAAAAAAAATATGAAATAGAAAATCTAATAATTTGAACTATACATCTATACATCTATACATCCATACACCAGCATTATCTATTGATATTGCACAGAACCCAATAAAATAATATCATATTAATATAAATGACAATAGAAACTATTAAAAATAAGAAGCTAACTCATATACCTGTTCTGCCTTGTGCAGTTGATGATTGTACTGATTTGCCGTATAAAGTGGCCAAACCACTCCCTAAGAAATCATTCGCAATGTATATTGCCGGTTCACCCGGAAGTGGCAAAACAAACCTTTGGTTGTCGATGTTAACCTCACGTCCAACTTTAAAGCACAAAGATAAACCAAGATTTTATTATAGATATTTTTGTAAAATTTATTTGATATCCAACTCTTTAGCAACACTTCCTCTTGAAAAATTAAATTTAGATCCTGATAGAGTGTTTGATGAATTTAGTGATGGGATGCTAATGGAAATTATTCAAGCTGAGAAAGAAGATGAGAATAGCAACATATTAATACTCCTTGATGATTGCATAAAACAATTAAAAAATAGTCAAGAACTTGGTAAACTTATATTGAATAGACGCCATTGCTGCCAAAACAGTTCCGAGGATGGGCAGTCCGGCACATCTGTTATGATAACAGCACAAACATATAATTTATTACCATTAAATCTGCGAAAAAATATGAGCCACGTGGCTATATTTAGGACAGAGAATAAAAAAGAATTGCAATGTATTATGTCTGAATTAATGAGTGACCTCACTGAAAAACAGGCCAGGGAAGTGCTCAACACTGCATGGAATAGTAATAGTCATGGTTTTTTATTCATAGATGCACAAAAACCAACAGCTAACCGTTATTATGCTAACTTCGATACAATTGTAATTAATCCATAAAATAATTATGTTGAACTATAATATAAAGATGTGCAAAGATTTATATACTATTGAAATTAATTCACAAGAATATCTTGATTCTAATGGAATTGGTACAAATTCAAAATTTTATTTAGACCTCCAAGGTCGATTTCCTGGGTTAGTTGGAAAAACTGTGATAGTTAAGCCAAATTTCTATCAACTCACCAATGTAGATGTAAGGCCTGATGTCTATATGGGTTTTCCGAATGTAATTGGGATTGATTCTGATGGCAATGGTTCTGTTGATCAAATAAGTACAATATTTCAGACTTTCCCAACTGCAGGGTATACGATTCGCAGCAACTTGTATAACGAGAAATCATTTAGTAAATCTGGTTCCAGTTCTACCATTCTGATGCCTATGTCATTTAGAGGGGACTCTTTTCACGATTACAGTTTCGAAGCAGTGTTGCCAAGTCAGTTAGAGGTCTATATTACTGTGTTTAACTCACCAGAAGCAACCGGAGAAGAAGCATTACTGTCAATAAAAAATGATGAAAGATTTATTGTGTCATTTGCAATAATGGAGAAAGACACAGAATAAAATATTATGCTTATATAAAGATGCCACCAAAAAAATCAAAAAAGAAGAAGTCAGTCGAACGAGGTTCAAAAAACACAGCAAAAGGAAATGATAATCAACAACAAATAGTAAATGTTACTGTTAATATACCACGAGAGAGAAAAAAGAAAGATAAAGAAGAAGAAGAGAAACCAAAGATTGATCCACAAGCAGTTGAGCAATTAGAAGGCTCAGTTCAGCAATACCAAGCTTTAGTCGAAAAGGCAAAAGAAGTTGGGATTAAAATACCTCCTGAATTAGAACTTGATATTAATCCAGACAATATAAAAACAACAAAAGATGTTTTAGCATTAAATGCAAAAGTAACACAAATAACAGCAAAGCTCGCAAAAATGCTACAAGCGCCAAAAGGTGCAAGTGGATTCGACCAAATGCCACATTCATTATTAATGGGAATCGGTGGTGTTCCTCAAATGAGAGCTAGACCAGGTTTTAACCCGCAATCTGGATATGACAATCCTAATGAAAATGATAAGAAAAATAATCAACTTACAGGTGGTGGTGGTAATAATCAACTTCAACTTACAGGAGGTAATGGTAGTGATAATGGAAGTGATAATGGAAGTGATAATGGAAGTGCTAATGGAAGTGCTAATGGAAGTGCTAATGGAAGTGTCAATGGAAGTGTCAATGGAAGTGTCAATGGAAGTAGTGGAAGTGTAAATGGAAGTAGTGGAAGTGTTAATGGAGGTAGTATGGGTAGTAATGGAAGTGCAACTGGTATCAACACAAATAATTTCGCTATTGGTTTAAGCGACAAAGAACCTCCTGCTCCATCACAAGTCAGAAATATATTCGGATGGAGACAATGGTTGAGAGCGAGATTTGGAAATTGGATGACACCTGATAAATTGATGAAATCAACTACTGATGGCAACTTGGAAGTCAACACTGAACGTGGAGCAAGTACTCGTGACATTCTTTTAGCGCAGATTTATAGATATGGAAATCAATTTATTATGGACACATCACC